CAACATCTGCAGAGCAGAGAATCATGTTGCCCTTTCCTCTACGAGTTCTTTGTGCAATCTGGTTTGCATCACGCTCGATTTGGAAGATAAGACCCTTGAACTTCTCAACTGACCAACGACCGTTGGAGTCAACGTCGAGGTCGAATACACCTGAAGTTGCGGTATTGAGGGTTGCACCCTGCTCAGCAATCTTGTAGATGGTTCTGATAACTTCACGGTTGATCTCAGCAAGAATCTCGGTTGAGAGAATATTTGCTAATTCAGCCTCAGCATTTAGACCATGGATTGCCTTGAGGTCTTGTGCAAGCTCTAGTGAGTATTCAGCCTTGAGTGCTCTGGACTTTGCAGTAACGGTGACTTTCTCGATTGAGAATGCCATCTCGTTGAATGCAGCAGATCCGCTACCATCAAGTGCTTCTGACTCAGCAGTGCTCATACCCTGACCTACATTGTAGGTTCCACCACCTGGGGTGAGAAGACCTGGGTTTGAACCTGACTGTGCGGTAGTACCAAAACCAGCAGCAACACCAGTTGCACCAGCGGTATTTCCATAACCAGCATTCTGACCAGAGAATGCGGTATCTGCTTCGTTGAATAGTGCTTCTGTTCCGTTCTGGTTTGTATACTTCGAACGCATTGCGAAGATAAGACCAGTTGGAGCATTCATTGGTTGAACGCCTGCGAGGTCATATGCGACCAAGTTAGGCATTGAACGACGAATGAGTGAGATTAGAACTGGGTCAAAACCTGCAACAGGTGCAGATGCTGAACCACTAAAACCTGCAGCACCAGTTCCTGATGGGTTAGTGTTTACAGTTGGGGTCTCATAGAGAAAGTCACGCTCTTCACGGAGTGCTCTCTCTTGGTTTTCTAGCAGGATAGCAGTAACTGCTCTACGGTGGGAATCTTTAATTTCACCTAGACCATTATAGTCTAGGAGTGGTGCCCACTTCTCCTGCAATTGTTCTGCGTTGAACATTTGCATTTTAATTTACCTCTTTATGGAAATTGTAAGTTTGATTTCTTATGATATAAAAATCACTTTTTGGAAACTCTCTCAAGTGCTTGAAGATATACACCCATTGTTCCAGTTATTGGTTGGGTGTAATCAGTCTCTTCAGCCATGTAATCTTGGGTGTCTCTCTGAGTAACTACATTCGATGGGAAATATGATTCCCTCAAAGTTACTAGTTTCTCACGATAGTCTTCTTCACTACCAAACTCAACATTTTCTGCAAGAGAAGCAAGCTTGTCTTTCTGCGAAAGTGCAAGTCCTTCAGAAACTTCCGCAAAAATTACGTCAGTTACTGATTCTGCTAGTCTCTTATTTAGAGCAACATTTCTTTCGATCTGCTCGTTGAGTTTTGACTCCATTTCATCAAGTTTTTCTACCATGCTCTCAAGCACATCATATTTATCTTCAGGGATTGATACATAATGTTCTTCAAAAAGTCCTTTCAGACCCATGAGGAATGACTCAGTTGCCTGAGATTGAATTCCTCTTTCAACTGCGAGTGCATTCTCTTGAATCCACTCATCAGCAACATACTCTAAATATGCATCGAGTCTTTCGGTCAATGCTTCTTCAATTGCTGCAACTTCTTCTGTTAGTTGCTCTTCATAATGAGTAAGAATTGCCTCTTCAATTTGCTGTGTTCTAGCATTTAAAGCAGCTTCAAAGATTGTTTTTGCTTTATCTCTAAACTCTTCGGAAAGATCTTCACCAGATAGAAGGGCAGTTACATCTTCTTCAATTTCATTTTCAATAGCAATAAATGCTTCTTTCATTTTTTTCTTTTTATCATCTTCCTCATCTTCTTCGTCTTCTTCTTCACCCTCTTCGTCTTCGTCTTCTTCTTCTTCGTCCTCTTTTTCCTCTTTAGCAGCCTCTTCTAGTTCTTCTTCACCCTCTTCGAGTTCATACTCGTCCTCTACGAGTTCTTCATCTTCATCTTCAGATGCTTCTTTCATTGCTTTCATAGCATCTGCTGCCTTAGCACCCTTGTTTACAACATCCTTAACTTGAGCAAGGGTTGCTCCAGGAGTTTTTAATTTAGCAGAGTCATCGGTTGACTTATAGTTTTCTGGAGTAGGACCACCAAGGTCTTCCCAACTACCAGTCTGACCAGCAACTGCTCCTGGTGCAAGTTTATGCATTGGTTCTGCTGCTGCAGCATTAGCATTTACAGCAGTCTTAGATTGTTTAGTGCCTGTTTCCATTTCTTGTAAGTTTCTACCACGGGACATTTGAACTCTCCGATTTAATATATATCGAAAATCTATATTTATTTATAAATTAAAGATTTGATAAAAAGTCTTGGAACAGATTTAACTTCTGCTCATCAAGTTCTTTTTGGTCAACTAATGTATTTATTCTCTTATAAGTCTTCTGTGCTAGTTGCTCTCTGAGGATTCCTCCATCCCACACCCACTCCTTTCCTTCCATAATTCCAGAAACAAATGCATCGGGTGCAGATGGATCAGCAACAATATCAGCAGCAGTTGCAAGCATAAAGTCTTCACCAACAACTGAATAACCTTCATTAGTTGGCATCAATGAACCAACACCACGAGAAGAAACACCAAGCATTACTCCTTCACCTAAAAGTGAAGAGGCAATTTTACCCATTGGAGTTTCAAGAATTTTTGCTTTTCCAATAAAATTGCTTCCATCTCTATAAAGTTCACAAATTTTATGGGAAACTCTATCAAGGTTTACGGTAGGACCATCAGGATGTCCGAGTTCACCAAGAGCACGACCCTTCTGAATGAAGTTTTCGTTGTATCTCTTAACTTCTCTCTCAAGAGTTCTCATTTCATAGAGTCTCTTGTTTCTGTTTGGTTTATCTGCTTGCAGGAAAATACCTTCAATAAAAAGGGATTTTTTACCGTTCTTTTCTTCGGTAATAACTTTTACCTTTTCGATTTCTTCTGTGATTAGTTTCATTGTTCTTAGTTGGTAAATCCTACTTTTGCTACTTTTACTGTATTTGCTGATGCAAAAATCACATCGGTTGGGAGTTTTTGTAAGAATTCAACTGTACCAGTTGGCATAGTAAATGATAATGTTGTTGCTGCACCAACGGAAGTTGAAATACTTACAGTTGCTGCTGCTCCAGAACCGTTATATAACCTCACACAAGTTGCCTCACTAATGCTAGATGCTGTGCCAGCAGTCGTTGGCATTGCAATCTCAGTAGTAATTATTTTTGTTCGTTGCATTGGTATAATAAAGACTTTATTAGTTATTTATTAATTATCTTTGTTCAATCCAATTCAATACTGCAAGTGCTGCTTTGTTAGTATTGGGACTTGCACAAGCAAGAGTATAAGTATCACTAATTGTTCCAATACCAGTTCTGCCCAACTGAATTGCTGCTTTAGTATCAATCTCAATCAGTGCTGCACCACCACCAACAACAAATCCATTTAATAGAGGAGTTCCTCCAGTTACTGCAGTTTGGGTAATATTGTATTGTATGAAAGAATTAGGATCTGGGTGATCCACCCAAGTTCCTCCAGTAAGTGTTGCGTTTTCAATGAGTTTCCAATAAACATTAGTATTATCATTCGTTGCTGCCTGCAATGATCTCAAAAGCATCACACCAGTTAAATTAGTACTCTTCAAACGAATACTTACAATTGGATAGAATGTATTTGCAGATGCCATCGTTGTTCCCGTGATGGGATTTGCAATACTCAAAAGAGTTCCAAGTTTTTCTGGTTCTCCTTCCTGAATCAGAGAATTAGAACCTTGATACATGTAATGAGTTCCTGCAACACCAGTTACATTCTCAATCTCAAGACGAATAGGAAGGAATGGAGTAGAACACCAAACTCTATCTTGAGTATTTGAGTTATAAAAGGTATGACTCTTAACAGTTTCTCCTGCCATTAACCAAGAAAAATCTACGGTTCCTGCACCATACCACTCATAACTAATAGAAATCATTTGTTGTTTTGTTGGGTCTGCAGTTATACCAGTCCAACCATTACCATCAAATTTTTCACCATTCCATTCATCTCTACCAACTCTTATTTCTGTGGTAATTCCAGTTGTAGATGTGCGAATTACATAAGAGTATGTTCCCCCATTATCCTCAAAGTATGCACCATTATAATCATCAAACAATCCAAATCTTCTACGAATACCTACCTTTGGTTGTTCTAAACGAATTGCGAATGCAAGTGTTGCTGGTCTTCCAGGAATGTATCTCATTACATTCTTGGTCTGTC